GTAACAGGCATCTTTTTTGCCACTACCTTTACCCTTTTTATCTGTTTCTTCGTTCATTTTTGGTTTATCCGTGGAAACATAAGTTGGTTTTGCTGCACCAGATTTTTTTGATTGACCTGGATCGGCATCACTTTTTCTTCTCTGTGCAGATATTCTTTCTGCTTTAGACATACTTGCCCTTTTATCAGACGAAACGCATTTTGGAGTTTCATCTTCATCATCTTCTTCACGAGCACAGGGTTCTCCAGAAATAACTTCAACCCAACCAGGTTTTCCATCAACTGATTTTGATCCCTTAAACCATTTATGAAGAGAACCCATTTATAAAATATGTTTTATTCTTTATTATTTAGAAAACCTTGCTTTAGTATTTTTGATAATTCTGATGTTGATCCAACAAATACCGCAGTATTAGTAATGTTGTTAGATATTTTAGTATTATCTTCCTGAACATCTCTTAATTTTTTTTGTAAATCTATAAGTTTATCTGTAGTGTCGGCAACGCTCTTAATTAATTGTCCAGCAACTTCATATGCTCTTGGACTTCCCCCATCACTTGCAAGTTCCATAATTCCATTAATTGCATCTTGCCCCTTTTCAATAAGTGAATATAAATTTGCTCTTGTATATTCATAATCTTTTTTAATATCATCATTATGACTTGGAATAATATTAATCGGAGAAATTGAATTATCCACTTGAACAATATTACTTTCTACATTTAGTGCTTTTTCTAAATTCTCATAATTATTTTTCATAATATTATTTTAAATATCAGTATTTTGTGTTGGACTATAAATTTTTCCATCAAATAACATTTCTAAAGATTCAGTAAATCCATAGTCATCTTCTGGATTTGCATCAATTGGATCTGGAACAACTGTGTATCTCATTTCACGCCTAGCTGTCGTCTTGTCAGTACTGGCATATGTATCAACCTGAACCTTACGAATAAGACCACTTGAACTATCAGAAATTGGTCCAAATAGATACGTTTTCGCTGTGAAGTTTAATGTATAAATTAAAGACCTACGAGTCGAAAAATCTCCTTCATAATCATCCTGAAATGAAACACTATCTAATACAATTGGAATGTCTCTTTTTTCGCCGATAGACTCAACTAAATCTACTGTTAAATTAAATGCTGGTTGAAAAAATGGTAGAATTTGTTCAATAATTTGTAGAGCATCGTCCTGTAGTTTTGTCATAATACTAAGTTGAAATCCAATATTATAAGGAACTGGCATAAAAACTTTTTTTAAATTCTCTCCATCTAATGCTTTAAATGTCTGAGTAATTCCAGATTTTCTAGATGAATCATACTGAATAGAAGTCATCTCGAATGACATTCTTGGTAAAGTAATCGCAATAGGTTTGTTTAGTTCTGCCTGTTGTTCTATACGCGCTAAAAACTTTTGTATTGGTCCATATGCAATAGGAACCTTTATTTCGCTGTAAATATCTCCATCACCATCTTTATGTTTAATGTTTATATAATTAAATAATGTACCAAATCCAATAATTGTTTTTCTTATGATCTGATGATAATAATAATTTCCTAACATTAGTAATCGCCAAAGGGGTTTGATTCTGAAAAATCTAGAATAAGATCTGCTTCTTCTTCAATTTCTGTATTCTGTTGGTATTTATCACTTGTTGAATCTATATCATAACTTTTTACAGTGTATTTAGAAGAAGATGCTGATCCAACAATATTTTCTCCTTTGGTAAATGTTCCATTTGCAATTCCTATTTTTAAAATACTTGTATCTTTATCCCAGGTTTTAACTCTTGCTGTTGCACCAGAAACAGATCCAGTGATAATTTCGTTAACCCAAAATGTTCCAACACCAACAGTAGCTGCCAACCCAACGGTGATTGCTGGTTGAGTATAAAATCCTTCCCCGGAATTAAAAATTCTAATTGCACTAATTGTTCCAGCGGCACTTACAACTGCTTTTAATACTGCTGGTAAATTTGGAGATAATGCAGGAGATCCGACTATTATATTTGGAGTAGTTGAATATCCAACTCCACCATTAGTTATATTTATGAAGATTACACCTTTTTTACCATTTGTTACGACTGAACATGTAGCAGCTGCTCCTATTCCACCACCTCCAGTAATTATTATATCTGGCTCAGTAACATATCCAGACCCAGAATGGGTTAATAATATTTCCTGAATTGCAATTTTTCTATTTTTTACAGTCGTGATTGCAACTGCAGTGGCATTAATTCCTCCTACAGGAGCAGATGAAATAACAACATTAGGAGTACTTGTATATCCGTATCCGTCATTATTTAATGTAATATTTTTTATATATCCAGTTCCAATTACTGAAGTTGCAGTTGCCTGAGTTCCTGAAGGGAATAATTGTAAAGTATTAATATACCCTTGTTTAACTAAAGTCGAATCTATTTCTTCTGTTGTAGTATTAATATTATCCCAACCTCCCATTTCATCTTCATATTCAAATAATTCACATTTTAATTCATACACATATGTCTTTCCTAACTGATAAAATGGAGTTTCGTGTTCTACAAATTTAACTTCAAATATTCTTTGTCCTAAGGGAAAATAAATTAAATCTCCTTCTCTAGGGCGAGACGCTAAAATAATTTCATCTGTATCTTGACTATTTAAAAATACGGCTATGAAATCTTCAAATCTTTCTTTGGATATTGTAATTAATAGTTCGTCTTTTAAACTAACTCCAAATTTACTTAGTATATCACCAGATCCGGAATATCCATCATAATTATTTACATATGCTTCTATTGCATAATTATCATCAAATTTTGATGAAGTTATTTCTCTAATAATATTATCTCTACTAACAATCTTTCTGGGTATATAAATAACCTCCACCCCATACATTCTGAGTTGCTCATTTATTAGTTCCTGAACTAGTCGTTGCTCAGATGAAGATCCGTGTAAAAAAAATGGATTAAGTGCCATTATCCAATAAAATCATATGGGGGAAGTTCATAGTCCATAGACATCCGTTTTGTAATTTCATCAAGTTCTCTTTGTGCATCCTCGTATAATTCTCTCCCGTTTAGCTCAATACCGCCAGGAAGTTTAACTCCTCTAAATTTAATTAAATTTTGACCCCACTGCCTCTTAATTAAAGAAGTTAAATATTTCTTTAAAAAACTATCATTATAAACCTCAGTAAATGTATTTGGATCTAATATTCTATAACAATCTAATACAATAAAATCTCCTGTATTTTGTGCTCCCCAATCAATATCCAAATATAATCGATCTTGTCTTTTATTAAATCTTATTTGTTTGTCTGTAGTTAATAAAAAATCAATGTCTTCCAAATAACTCTTAACCATAGCATATTGTAATAATTCTACAGAATTAAAATAATATAAGTCATTTAAGAATAATTGATACTTAATACTAAACATTCCCCCCGAAATAGAACTAGTATCAAATTTAAATATTTTTTCTACGCCAATTACTGAGTTAGGAATCTGAATAAAATTAGAAGTTTCATAAAACTTTGATGTGGTTGTTCCATATCCACTAATATTTGTAGAAGTTGCATTAGTAGTTACAATTCCAACCCCATTTGCACCTTTTGCTCTTCCTCTATTTACATCTTCTTGAGTAAATTGATATTTTAAATACATTCTTTCAACACCGTCAAAGTGACGCTCTTGAAAATATTGTAGAGCATCATCAACTAAATCATCTATTTGATCATCATCAATATTTATTTCTAAAACCGGTGCTCCTAAGCGTCTTAAACAATAATCTATTAATTCCTGTTTGGATGCTGGTTTAGACATTAGAAATCCTCAGTGCTTGAATTATCTAAAAGTTTAGATGAAGTTTTTTTATTTTTTGTTTTAATATTTTCAATCTCAGATTTTAATTCATTAATTTTTAATGTTAATGATTCAATCAATTGATATGATGTTGCCATCTTTGCTTCCAAAGCGACTACCTGAGAAAACAAATCAAAAGACTTTTGTTGGTATACAATAATCAAAGATTTATAATCATTTTCATTCATATTATTAAAGAACCATTAATTGTATTTATAATTTTAGAATGAACCACAATCAACGGTTATATTTTCTAAGAATCTTTCTGTGCCGGTACAAGAAATAACTTGAGAAGTTCCGGCGCAGTCAGTTACAAATAAAGACCCTATCTCAAGAGCTGCATATGCTGTTGCAGTAATAACACTAGTTGTTTCACTTAAAATTGATCCTATAGCAACTCTACCAAGAGAATCATCCCAATATATACCAGCTTTTCTAGCGGCAGAATCAAAATAATGAAAAATTACACCAATATCTTTATTTAAATCGGATGTTGGAGCAACTAGTGTTCCTCCACTATTAATTAAACCAATTTCAATTAAACTGTCTTCAACTTTTAACGTTTCTGTGTTTACTTCTGTTGTAGAACCATTAACGAATAAATTTCCAGTAATTGTAAGATTACTTGCTATTCCAACATTACCGGTAGTTTCAGATAATGTAATTGCAGTTGTACCATCAGATGCCTGAATATCATTACCACCAATTTTAATATCTCCAGCAAATGCAGTTAGAGTATTAGATGTAAGTGTAATGTTATTATTACCATCAGATGCCTGAATATCATTACCACCAATTTTAATATCTCCAGCAAATGCAGTTAGAGTATTAGATGTAAGTGTAATGTTATTATTACCATCAGATGCCTGAATAAC